AACAATGAAACTTGGGCACTCAAAGATATAATCAAAGGTTCGATGGATGATAAGATCCAATGGCTATTGCCAAAAGGAGAGGTTCCATACACGAAATGTGAAGAATGGAATCATCCAACAACCTTACTTAAAAAAAATAAAGATTTCAAATACGTTGTTAAAGGTGGGCCTGGCATGTCTATGCCTACCTATAAACGTGAAAAAATATTCTTAGGGATTCTAGAGTCAATACATCCCTCTGATGCGGATCTGGTTTGTAAAATGATTAATAAGGAAAAGCCAGTGAAGGGCATAACAGCGAAACTAGTAGAGGAGGCATTCCCCGGACTATTATGATTAACCAACCCCCCGAACTTAACCAAACAATTAAAAACTTTAAGGTGCACGTTTTTTAGCGATGCACCTTTTTCTTTAGGAGAGAGAACTATATGGTTTCAGTTACTATCGAACGGCTAAAAAAAGATTCAAGACAATTGGGCTGGTTTGCCGACAGGTATAGGAAACAAGGAAAAACAGATCGTCTAAGAAAGGTATTAATAAAGAAACAGTATTTAGACGATAACATCACTGAAATCGAAGAGACATTAGGAAAGGTAGCATAAATGGTGGGGGTGAAAGCCCCCATCTTTTTTTTAATAAAATGCATTTTAGGGGTTTACAAATGCAAAGAATCGGTGTATAATAAAGAATAAGTTATTTGATGAGGGGGTAATATACCCATGAATATATTTGTTCTTGATACTGATCCAGTAGAAGCTGCACAGCTCCAATGTGATAAACACGTTGTAAAGATGGTACTTGAGTCTGCACAAATGTTATCAACTGCACATCGTCTAATCGATGGCACTATGTATAAAGCACCATCTAAATCAGGTAAAACTATGGTTAAACACTGGAAGCATGACGATCCAGGTATGGAAAAGCTTTTATATAAAGCTGTACATATGGGTCATCCTTGTACGCTATGGTCTATGGAATCAGATGCTAACTACAATTGGCATTACAAACACTTTATTGCATTATGTGATGAATACACGTATCGCTATGGTAAAACACATCTTACTGATACTAAGCTACGTGAAGCTCTTGAACTTACACCATACAATATACACAAGGGCCCACAAACACCATTTCGTTTAGCTATGTCTGAATTCCCTGAATGCCACTTTCAAGATCCTGTTGTATCTTATCGTGCATTCTACCAAACAAAGCAAAAACGTTTCTCTATGGTATGGTCTAAACGTGATATTCCTTCATGGTTTAATAGTGATTTAAATGTCGCATAAGCAAACTATTTTCAAATTAAATGAAAATAAGTGTTTACAACTGTTAGAAAACAGTGCATAGTAATAATATAAAGTGAATAAAGGAGACAAATATGAGTTTTATATTAGAATTTTCTGGCGATAAAAACGTAGCCATTGAATGCTATGACGTTATGAACGTTGCTGAAGAAGGCCTTGAGGTCGGAATCGAAAAAGCTTTTGATGACACTTGGTATTGGTGTGAGTGGACTAAAGAAAAAGGCTCTACAATACATGAGGGTTTTAAAACTTTAGATGCTGCTGTTCGTGATGCAGAAACAAAAATAGTACACAAAATGTACTTAGGAGAGACAGTATGAGTATGACAAATAATTTTTATCATTCAGCTTCAACTGAATGGCAACTCGAAGATGATTCTTGGATTTCAAAAGTATGTGAAAAGTTTTCTATTCAAGTTCATTCTGCAACACAATATCTTCTTTGGGAAGATACATTTGATGTTGATGGTTGTTATGTAAACCACAAAACATGTGATAGTTTAGAACAAGCAATGATTGAATGCCATGCAATGGCTGAGGAGGAAGTATATAATGGATAGATCACTATTAAACTCATTTGATAAAATGCACGTACCTGATGCTCGTGCACTTGCAATTTCAATGTTAAATACACCTAATCCACGTGCAACTTTACGACAAAAAATGGTTGTAGGTCGTTTGATAAGAGATATTGAAAACACACGTACAAGTGCAGAAGTTACACGTATTATGTGGAATGTTTATATGTCAAAATCAGGATATGGAATACCTAATTCTGCTTGGAAGACTCACTACCGCTCAGCATAAGGAAATGTAATGCACCTCACATTTGTAGGGCATCGGCTTACCCCGAAACAAAAACACTTAATCTCAGAGGCAGCTTCGGCTGCCTTAGACATATTAGTAAGTCATCGAATGAAGAATTCGCTTGATATTACGATTGAAATTACAAAGAATATGTATAAGCAAACTGGTTCACTCGGTAACTGTGGCCTTGAAGATGAATCACGATCTCCAAAATTCTTTACTGTTGAGTTGAATTATTCCGGTGTAGAATCTTTTGGAATGCTTATAACCGCACTCATTCATGAGCTCGTACATGTGGCTCAATACGCACAAAGACGCCTCCGTGATCTTACAGGTTTATCTCGTATGGCATGGAAAAATAAACATTATAATACAAACGTTACAAGTTACTACGATCGTCCGTGGGAGATCGAAGCACATGAGTTAGAAGAAGACATATATAACAAAGTAAGCGAAGAAAAAAACCTTCGTAGATATTTAAATATGCACAATTGTGACGAGTATCGTGTGCTCGTTGTTAATTAAATGGAAATCAAATGCCACAATATACCTTAATTAATAAAAAAACCAAAGAGCAATGGGATGTCACCTGTTCTTGGGATGAGTTACAAACTCACCTTAATGACGATGTAAAACAAGCGCTGTCAGTACCTAAGATTATTTCAGGTCGTTCAGGGTCCATGAAAGTGCCTGATGGATTCACTGATTTAAAGAAAAGAATCAAAAAAGGTTCAGGTGCAGGTAATACAGTAAATGTCTAGGTCTTATACATCAAACAGTATAAAGCTTGAAAACATCCAATCATTCGAACCAAAAACACAAAATCAAAAGAATGCAGTTGATGCTTGGAAGTCTGGATATAATCTTGTTATGTCTGGTTCAGCTGGTACAGGTAAAACCTTTGTAGGATTAAACCTTGCACTCGAACAAGTGTTAGATAAAGAAACTGATTATGAGCAACTTATAATTGTACGTTCTATTGTACCAACACGAGATATTGGTTTTTTGCCTGGCGATGAAGAAGAAAAGAAACAAGCCTATGCTGCACCATACATTGGTCTGCTAAAAGAAATCCTTGGTGATAACGAAGCATGGACAAAGCTCGTTACAGCAAAGAAACTACGATTTGAATCCACATCTTTTATTCGTGGTACTACGTTTAATAACGCAATTGTACTCGTAGATGAGATGCAAAACTTAAACTTCCATGAGCTTGATTCTGTTATAACGAGACTTGGCAGTGAATGCAGATTTATTATGTCTGGTGATTATTATCAATCTGATTTTCAGAAAGATAATGATAAGAAAGGTATTCTTAATTTTATGAATATTGTAGAGCAATTGAATCAATTTGAAGTTGTTGAGTTTACATGGAAAGACATTGTACGATCTGACTTTGTACGAGACTATATAATGACGAAAGAGATGTTAGGAATAAAATGACAGATATAAAATATGATCCAGTGCGAGTGCATGATCCTTCGGCTAATAAAGGAATCAAAGGACAAAACTTTTTAAAATTTGATATTGATTGTGATTTAGAACGGCTCGATGATGAAATATGTATGGCAATGGCTAAAGATGATTCAGCAAAAGTACCAAGTGGCAGACATCCTACATACGGAACACCAGTGAGTCCAACTGGAATGTATCCTGGTAGACCTGGCATGGATCAAGTCTTTAGTCCAGAACTTGATAAAGCTATACAAGATAAACGAGATGAATTTGATCACCCTGAACGATTCAGAAAATATCTTATGTATAGAGGCTTTCAGAACGCACCCTGGAGTTTAATTGTTAATGTAAAACCAAATATATCACGCAGACCTGAAGGTGATCCTTACGCAGACATTATTAATATTATGCCGTATACAAAGCAAGTCTTGGAATCTTTGCCAATGAAACATCTTGGTAGAGTTGTAATACTTGGATCAAATGCTGATACGATTGTTCCTTGTCATCGTGATGAACCACCATCAAATCATGCAAAAAATCATATTAACTTTACACCAAGTGGTGCAAGACCAATTTACCTTTATGATTGTCCAACAGAAACAAAACATTATTTGCCTGAGGATCATATATTCCATGCGTACAATATCAGCGATTATCATGGGGTTGATGCAATGCCTCGATTCAGTTATACTGTACGTGTTGATGGCACATATGAAGATGGCGTCTTATGATTATAGGTCGATATAAAACTCTTGATATGCAAAAGCTGCAACCACTTGTTGAGTTTGTGAAAAGCGGTAAAGGCGAGGGAAAAAAATATCATGGCTCCGGTACTCATCAGCAGATTTCTCTTGGCAATTTAGAAGACTGGAGTCAGAATAACTTTTGGCAAGATCATCAAGAATTATATCAATATATTAAAGAAAATACTTATCCTGAACATGCGCCTATAGAAAATACATGGTTTAAGTTATATACTACAGAAACAAAATTAGGTCCTACAAATCAGGGTCAATTTATTGGTTTGCACCAGGATCGAGAATATCATACTCCACCAGACGATACAATGCTTATACATACAACGTCAATATTGATTGAAAGAAGCGAAGATGCATTAGGCGGATATTCAGTATTAGCTGGTGATCATCAATTGCAAAAACCGAAGGAAAATAGATTTAAAGACACAAGAGATATAATGAGCAGACTAGTAGTCGAAAATTTAACCGAACCAGGTGAAAGCATAACCTGGAATGGTTGGACAATGCACGGCGTATCAGAGATGCAGCAAGGTTCTCGCCTCTCTTTCGTTGTGTTTAAGAAAACACCCTTCAATGAGGACTATTTTAAAAGTGGCTAAATATACACGATACGATAACCGTAATGAGAAAAAAGGTCGTAATAAACAAAACTCACTAGAACGTGATACTAAAATCAAACCACCGGAAACTAAAAAAGTTAAAATAAATGTAAAAACAATGAAAGAAAATGTTTACAATCCTAGCTAATTATGTTATAATGTTAGCATGAAAAGGAATATATTATGAGAATTTTAACTGATGCCGATGGCGTGCTTCTTAACTGGGAGTATGCTTTTAACACGTGGATGGAATGTCACGGCTATAAAATAACAAACGATGCTTCGCCATATGATATGGGCGAGCGATACGGATTAACGCAAGATAAGAAGCGTGAGCTTGTAAGATACTTTAATGAGTCATCTTCAATCGGTTTCTTACCACCTTTACGTGATGCTATTCAGTATGTACGTAAATTGCATGAAGAATTTGGCGCAGTGTTTCACTGTATTACAAGTCTCTCACTTGAGCATACGGCTCAAAAGTTACGTGAGCAAAACATCAATAAGTTGTTTGGCGAAGGCGTATTTGAGAAGTTTGTATTCTGTGACACTGGCGCTGATAAAGATGAGGCACTTGCACCCTATAAGGATTGCGGTGATCTTTGGATAGAAGATAAAGTTGAGAATGCAATACTAGGCAGGTCGCTTGGTCTTGATTCAATACTAATTGAACATGGTCATAACATGTTTGACACAAGTGGTATTCCGCTGCACAAGAATTGGAAAAGCGTATATGAATACGTTAAAGGAGTTTAAATGATTTCACAAGATGACATAGATGCTTTTAAACCAAGTCCGTTTAAGTATGAATTCCCTAATCGGTTGTATGAAGTAGATTACGATCATACAGCTGAACAAATAGAATTAGAAGATTACTTCGACAGTCACATTGATAATCCTTATTATGATGATGTGAATGGCGGAAATGTAGCACTAAGGACATATCATATTGATTATGGTATTCCAAAACAATACGCAGATTTTCAATGGCTAGGCAACTATACCGATAGATTGTTAAAAGCCATGGGTTCGCAAGTAGATATCAACGAGTTTAAACATACTCTGAAGTTCGATTTTATTCGAATGGAACATGGGCATATTTTACCTCCGCATACTGCTTCGTACGTAAGAGCTTGTTGCTCCATCAACGTACCAATCAGAGGTCGATTTAAGATTGATATCTATGAGGATAACGAAGAGAACCCGCACACGTACGGAAAAAAATTAGATAGACTCGAATACACAAGTCCAATACTATTAAATGTGAATCAGTTCCACGGCGTAGTAAACGACGAACCCGAAGAACGTTTGGTACTTAAAATACACTTAATGGTATTACCATACGATCGGCTTGTAAGATCTTTTAGTGAACCAGTCAAATGTTTTGATTGGACCGTACCGTGGAGCAACAAACGTGGAACAAAGCAGAAAATCTAGCATCGGTGAAATACTGTCTTTAAGATCAGCTTGGGAAGACCTTGTATTTGAATATACAATGGATTCTGACCGTAAGGCAGGCACAATTGACAACCTTAAATGGTTTATAGATAATGGTGGGAAAGGGAATAGATTCCGTCCCGGATTTGATCAAGCCAATGTACTGGCTCGAATTATTATTGAAGGTGTATAATGAAAAAATTAATTTACCAAGTTTATACAGGAAAACGTAAAAAGCTTTATGATTTCTGTACTGCTTCAGTGAAAAAATATGCTGATAGAATTGGCGCTGATTACGTTGTACAACGTACGCCTATACTTATGATTAAGCCAGATGTTTTTCAAACAAATAGAAGTGAAGAATCATACATGAAGTATGGTGGGTTTCTTCCTATTTACGAGAAAGAAAATGCATTTGCATATTTTAGATCGTATGATAAGATTGCTTTAATCGATGGCGATATCTTTATCAGAGATTCAGCTCCAGATATCTTTGACGAGATAAATGACGATATTGATTTTGCTGGTGTTGTTGAAAGAGAAATGCCTCTTAATAACAAATATGTTCAGAAGATTACTAATTACTCTCGTATGCAATACGGTAACATTCGAAATGTAGATTGGAAATGGAACAATCGAGGTGCAGAATTCTATAATATGGGAATGATGCTTATGAATAAATCTATGGGCAAATATCTAAACGGAGAAACACCTGCCCAGTTTTTAAACCGACCTCGCTTCAAACCGTTTATTGATGGCATGGGTCCATGGAAATGGTCTACAGACCAGACTCTTCTCAACACTTGGGTTAAAGAAGAAAAGATGCGTACGAAAAATCTAGACTGGAAATGGAACGGATTGTACAATGCTGTTCCTAACGATAAACTTCATGAAGCACACTTTATACATTTCTTCCATAAAACGGTCTTGCCTATGGAAGGCGAGAACATTGAAGAACTAGCAAAGTTAGTAGGTATATAATGAAGTTCTTAGAAATCGCAGCAGGCCGCAAACGCGGTTTAAATTGGGATGCAGTCAGAGATGTTGCGGATCCTGCTAAGGGCGTAGAAAAATATGATATGACAAACCTGCCTATGAAAGGTGTACTGGACAATACTTACAATGGAGTTTACAGCGAACACTTTATTGAACATCTTACAAAAGAAGAAGGCTTGAATTACTTTAAAGAGATGTATCGTGTTATGACACCAGGTGGAATCGTTAGATCTATCTGGCCACCTATGGAATTTGTAGAATGGCTAAGACAAGAAAATGATTTATCTAATCATTCTTGGGTTCAACATTATTATAACTTCTATGTTGTTAAACATAACTTTGCTCCTAAAGATACATGGCGTATGCGTATTCAAGACCAATGCGCTGAAGGTATTATGTGGCAAAATGGCGAACATAAGCATATATGGCGTAAGACAGAACTCATTGAATGCTTAAAAGAATTAGGCTATACAAACGTCAAAGAATACCAATATCAAAAAAGCGGATCACCAGCGTTTAATAATATCGACACACCAGGCGAAGTAAGAGCATTTCACTCTGCGGTAGTAGAAGCTACAAAGCCGTGGTAAAATATAGAGGAACTAAAATATGAAAAGATTTATAAGTGACAGCTGGGCTACTATTATGATTGTGGATAAATCCCATCTTGGAAAAATTCCAAATCTAATGGTACGCCATATGGCATTTCAAATCCTTGCGTGGATGTGGTGCATTATCTTTAGTTTTATTGTAGGTAGCTTTATTGCATTTGGTGTAAGTGCTATTGCACATACACTTCTTCTTGCAGGTATTTTTATTACTTACAGTACATATCGTACAGCAAACAGTTATGGGGGCAAGACGCAATACCGAGGTGATGAGTGAAAACTCTTTTTATCCATGTTCCTAGAACAGGTGGGACGTCTATTCAATCGA